CACGGTTACGACCGAGTCGTTCGTGCCAAAGCAGTACGGTAAGGTTCTCAAGATCTCGGATCTTGCGCAGCTTGACAGCCCGCATGACCTGATCGCCATTGCGTCGGAGCGTCTTGCTCGTGCCGCCACGGAGTCGATGGACAACATCATCCGTGACGTCATCGCTCAGGGCACCAACGTGATGTACGCCGGCGACGCCGCTTCCCGCGGTGCACTCGGCACGGGCGGCAATGACAACCTTGCTGGCCTGACCATCAAGAAGGCTGTTGCGAAGCTCAAGGCAGCAAACGTTCCTACGTTCGCTGACGGCTTCTACCGCGCAATCATCCACCCAGGGGTCGAGTTCGACCTCTTGACGGATACCAGCGCGAACGGCTTCCTCGAGGCAACGAAGTACACCAAGTCGCTCGACCTCCTCAACGGTGAGATCGGCGCGTACGCTGGTGTTCGCTTCCTCGTTTCGCCAAACGCAAAGGTCTTCACCGGCGCAGGCGCAAGCTCGGCGGACGTCTTCTCGACGTTCCTCTTCGGGCCTGACTCCTACATCGTTGGTGACAGCCAGACGCTCCAGAGCTACTTCGTGGCTCCGGGCGGCGACCACAGCGATCCAATCGCCCAGGTTGCAACGCTTGGCTTCAAGATGCGCTTCGGCGCGATTCTCCGTGGTGAGGGCACGACGGGCGAGTTCGATGGTAGCAATACCTCGACCGGCCAGCCGCGCTACCTCCGCATCGAGTCGACCGCAACCGCTCTGTAATCTTAACTAGGGAGTGGGGGTCGGGCTTCGGCCCGGCCCCCGCAACCGCAAGGAGACCTTATGGCTATTACCCTATCAGCACTCAGGACTATAGTACGGCGAGACCTGCGTGACTCCGGGGCCACCACTACATGGAGCAACGACGAGCTCAACGACATGATCAAGTGGGGCGTTCAGGAGGTCTCGCGCATTCGCCCACAGGAGACGTATGAAGAAGTTGCTTACACAGCTCCTGCCGTCGGAGCTTTCTTTACTATCAACACACTTACGCTTGACACTGTTTACCGTGTTGACGCGTATAAGAACAGCAAGCTTGTCGCTTCAGTTCCCTTTGCCCAAGATTCCCAGGCTACTGGTGGATGGGACTTCCTCAATGGAAAGCTGCACATGCCACCCTATCTCGTCTTGCCTGACGGATCTACACTGCGGGTGTTTGGATACAAGCACTATACCCAGCCAGCGTCTGACGCGTCCTCTATCGAGCTCGACGACGATGCTACTAACGCCGTGCGTGCCTGGGTCCAGAAGGAAGCGATGTTCATGCTGATCTCTGACCGCGTCCGATTCCAGCAATGGCAGGTCGCATCAGGTGCATCAGACACTAACAGCATCCAGCTTGCCCAGCTCTACAATGCGGCAGAGCGACGCTGGGACAAGATCTCTAAGTCGGTACGCCGCGTAAGGAAGACACCCTAATGGATCTTAGCGCAGCAGTAACTATCCAGCGTCCGGGGGCTGCGCCTCTGGACATCAATAGTATCCGCGACCCCAACGCTATTGGGTCATCGCCTGTTTCTGGGTACATGATCGAGCAGGTAGACTTCTCATCTGTGCCAGTTACTGCGTTCACGGAAGACACCCCGCTGGTGGATGGCATTGATAGCTACGACCCGTACCTGTCTGCGCGCACCATCAGCATCGTGTTGTCTGTATATGGCAGCACCTATGGTGATTTCTGGGATAAGATCACTGCGCTAAACGCCGCCTTCCAGGCCCAGCCCAAGGCAGCAGACACCGGAACATACCCAGCACTAGAGGCAGACGGCAAGCGCAAGCTGTCGTTCTCTCAGCCTAAGGCTGTCGGTAGCTATAGCCTGTACATGATGGTAAGGCCGATGGCCATGCCACGATTTGTAACTGACGCAGCGTCAGCTGCTGGAGACGCTACGCGTGGGTACTCAGTCCGCTGCACCATTGGCCTTATTGCAGAAGACCCGTACAAGTACTTCGAAACCACGTCTACGGTCAGCCGTACTGGCAGTGGGTCACTGTCAGTTGTCAATACTGGGACCACAATCGCATGGCCTACCGTGACATGGAACGTCACTACGTCTAGCACTGTGTCTGTAGAGCTTGGCAGCGAGAAGGTTGAACACACGGCAGTTGCTGCTAACGTAACTGACACGTTCAAGACAGCTACGTCTACTAGCTCCTCAACCCTGACTAGCTACGAGTTCTTCAGCATCCCACCAGGAACGTCGTCCGTCACAGTAGTAGGGGAGGCTGGTCAAACCGTAAGCATTACCATCAGGGAGGCTATCCTCTAATGGCAGCTAAGAACATTGTAGTCATCCGACAGCGCAATGCATACAATGCCGCCGATGAGTTCTGGCAGGGTGCGCCCGTTGCAGTCATTACTGATGCACGTGACCTAGGCGTTCAGCTCTATGCCAACGATGCCGGGTCAATGTACTTCACACTGCCAGTAGATCACCCAGCCCTACCACTGATCGACCCGCTCAACCAGCACTACGTTGTGCAGCGCTGGAATGGCAGCAGCTATGACACCATTCAGTCAGGCTTCATCACTGACTACGACGCTAGCGCTAACGAGGTAGTCATCAGTGGAGTTGACTACATGACTACGCTCAACAAGTACTATACCCCAATCCACGGCCCTGAACTTGGCGCTAAGGCTATCCCTAACACAGACACAACACCAATCTTGTCGACAACCCCTAGCGCAATCATTTCTTCAGCCGTAACTAAAGACCGCCTTAAGGCATCAGAGAGTTATGCAGTATCAGTTACTAACTCAAGCTACGCAAACGTAGGTAAGATCTCAGCATACTCCGGCACAGCCACATCAAGTAGCAACCCAAGCGGAACCAGGGATGCTATCACCGTAGAGTACGAAGAGGTTAGCGGAGTTAAGACTGGTACAGTGCTTGTCAAGGGTGCGCTGTACATCTGGAGAAGCTCAGCAGCAAACGCATTCCAAGACGGCGAGACCGGTGAAGTTATTGAGGGAAACTTCTCTATTGGTACTAGCTCAACAGCCAAGGGAAAGATTGGCTTTATCCTTAGCGCCAACCCAGGTGGGCCATTGGCAAAGGTAGAGTTTGATGAGTACATTGCCGCTAGCAACCTAGACATTGGGTATACCGGTGGCGGATACGGAGCCCTTAACTTTACTGTCAAGCTTCGCCCAGTATCTAACTATGCCTCCGGGACAGAAGATCATAGCGGGACAGACCTTAATAGAACCTACTCTATCCTATCAGAAGGAGTAAGTTACGAGTTCTATGTTACGCCATACTACTACGGCAACCTTAGCCCAGCAGCCACTACTGCAACCCCACCAGGAACAGGCAACGTAGACTACAACCAGTACATCTGGGGAGCAACAACAAGAGCACCTGAGTCAGTCTTTACATCTGGTCTTCAGACTAATACTATTAAAGACGCATTTGATGATTTGTTCGACACATCAGATCCAGGCAACATACTAGAACGAGATAGTGACTACCCAGGCATCACGCCAACAGCACCAGTACCTCTAATCCAGTTCATGTCTATCGAGCATCTAGGTACACACACAACAACCAAACATCCATACGTAACAGCAGGTCAAGGACCAGTAGACTTCATGCGAGACCTAGCTGACATTGAGATGGGATCTAGGACCAATGGTGAGAAGGTTGTCTTTAACTTCTATGGGGTGCCCTCCGCGTCGCCGGACGGGAAGAAGCTGAGTGTACACCACTCTGTCTCGCCAAATGCACAGGCTACCCTAATCTACCCAGGCCAGATCAAGGACTTCAATGTAACAAACAAGCGTAGCGCTAAGGTTACCTCTGCTCGGGTCATCCCTACGACAGACTTCCTCATCGGCTCAAGCACCGAAGGGTCTGCTGGATCCAAGACCAAGGGCGCTGTAAAGGTAGCAACTGGCGTAACAAGTTCAAGCCCTGCGCTCCCAACTGTTACAAGCCAAGGTGGCTTCCTCTCTGCAGATGCTGCAGGCAACTTTGCACAGGGTATCATCAATGACTTTGGCGAGGACTCTGATACCCAGGCAATCAGGGTGTCTTTGCGAACTGAGGTGTTTGGCCCTATTGGTGTGTCCGGTACCCCTAAGCTTGGAGAGACTGTCCGTGTTGTCGTTCGCCGTAAGAATGTTACAGTTGGCGGTGACGAGTTGTCTGGTCTGTATAACGTTGGCGGTATGCAGTGGGTGGCTAAGATCGACGGCACTGAGGCGCTCTCTCTTGACCTAGTAAAGCCCAACAAGTTTAAGGGCGCTGCCATTACATGGGAAC